TGCGCGGGCAGGCTCAGGTGCACCAAGCCGGCAGAGTCGCAAAATTCAGCGTAGGCGGCGGTGCCCGAGGCGTCGGCGCTGGTGTCGGGGCCGGACATGCTGAACGCCAGTTGCCCGGTGGTGCCGTTGACGGTGCCGCAGGGGTCTGACAGCGGCACCTGGGCCAGCAGCACGTCGGCGGCGTCGCGTATCTTGATGCTGCCGGCGGTGCCAATGTCGATCAGGTCTTTGAACGAGGTATGCGCGGCAATCAGGGCGGCGGCGCTGTAGGTGGCTACGGTTGGGACGGTCATGGTGTTTTCCTTCAGGCGGTGAGGTTTTCGACGACCAGCAGGGTCATCACGGAGGTAGCAGCGGCGGCTTTGTAGGACTCGGGGGCGACCAGATACAGGCCGTCCTTGCACGACAGGCGCAGGCGGCTGTACAGGCGCACCAGGCGGGCCACCAGTGCCTCGTCGGCATCCGCCATGCGCTGCCAGGTCAGGCGGATGGTGCGGTCGCCGTCGGTGGCGCCAAAGTCGTTGGTGACCACGCCGCCGTCCAGCGTGGCGATGCGGTTCATGCGGCGGCGGGTTTCTCCGAAGTCGGACTCGGGCAGCACGTTGATGGTCAAGGCCCCGTCGAGATCAAATGTGGTGGTGCTCAGGTGGATCAGCATGGTGTCAGGTTCCCAAAAGCAGGCGCAGGCCGTCGGCATTCACGCGGGTCTGCAGGGTGCGCAAAATTTCCCACATGAACGCTTCGAGGTGCGGTTGCAGGCCGGCGCCGTCGATCTTGATCAGCGCATCGCCACTGGCGAATGCTTTTGTCCTGGCCTCGATTTCCTGAATCGTGGCCTCTGTCAGCTTTTTTTGAAGTTCAAAAGCCTTTTCGCGCAGCTTGTTTTCCGCCTCGATCTGATCTTCAATCGCCTGCATTTGCGACCAGCTAAGGTCGGGCTTTGCCAGTAATCCAAATAAGTCCCCAAGCAGTTTCCCGGTGGACTCAATCGACACGTTCATCGATTCAAAAGCCGCTTCTACGATCTTGGCTTTGTACTCAAACTCCGCAATGTCCAGCTTTACCGTGGACTCAATCAGCTTGATGCGCTCGTTGCTGGCGAGCTTTTCCATTTCGAGATGGAGCTTGGCGGTTTCATCCTTGGACTTTTCCACGGCCTTGGCCTGATCGGCCATTGCCTTTTCCTGATCCTTCGCGGTGCCCGTGACGCGGATCATGCTGTTCCATGCGCCGTCCTGCTTGGTCGCCAGCGCATTCGTGGCGGCGGCGTATTCGTCAGCACTCAGGGTGCCGCGCTTGTAGGCCGCTTCTACGGCCTTGCCGATCTGGTCGATATCGCCCTGGTTCTTGATCTTGTCCAGCGTGACCAGCAGGCCGGACAGGAATTGATCACCGCGAACCGCCGGGTTGGACGCCAGCGACTCAAACGCCTTGATGATGTTCTGGACGGGCTCTTCAAACTTTTTCGGATCGATGCCAAGCGCTTTCAGCGCCTTGTCCGCTTCGGTGCTGGCCTTTTCCAGATCCACGACCGCGCCAGTGCCTTTCGACAGGCGGCGGGTGAGGGCGTCGCTCACGTTGTCAACAGAGACAGCGGTCTCCTTGACGACGGCGTTAAGCCCGGTCATTGCGTCGAGTGCAGGGCGCGTCTTGTTGCCCATCTCGTCCATGATGTCCGAGATCGATTGGCCGATCTGGCTGAAATCGGCGTTTGCAATCGCCGCAGCAATCACCCCGATTATTTGCCCCCATGCTGTGAAGCTGGCAATTAGCCCGGTTACGGCAACCGTTGCGACTTCTACGCCTTTGGTTAAAAAGTCAAACGCCCCAGCCTTGCCGATCGTGATGTAGGCTTCGTCAATCGAGTTCTTCAGCCGATTCATTGAGGCGGCGTAGCCCTCAATGTCGCGCACGTCGCCGAACGTCTTTTTCATCTCGGCGGCGAACTTCGGCAGGAATACTTCTGCCGTCAGGTTGCCGCTGGAAACAAACTTGTCCAGCTCCTGCGTGGACATTCCCATGGCATTGGCGGCAATCTGGAAAGCCCCCGGAAGGCGCTCCCCGAGCTGTCCCCGGAGCTCTTCCATGCTCACGTTACCCTTGCTGACGATCTGGGAGATTGCCAGCAATGCGCCCTGCGTGTCTGCGCTGGACTTGCCCAGCGATGACATGGCGATAGATACCGCCTCGAAAATATCCCGCGTGGCCTGCCCTTGCAGGCTGGTGCCCTTGGTGGCAGCTGTCAAGCTGACGTAGGCGTCAGCGGTGGTGAACAGTTCGAGCCCGAGGCGCTGCGCAAGGTTGCGGACGTAATCAAACTCAACAGCAGCACCGGCAGCGCTGCCCTTGATGAGCGTCATCGCACGCTCGAACTTCTCCATTTCGACGTTGGCTTCGATAAATTCCTTGACGACGACGGCGGCAGCAAGCGCCTTGAATGCGTTCGCTACGCTGTCGATCCCGGCGCTTTTGTTGCCCAGGCTGTCAACCTCGGTATCAAGCTGATCAACCTTGGTGGTCGCCGTGCCGGCCTCTTTCCCGATGCCGCCCAGTCCAGCCTCAACCCCGGCCAGCGCTGCGCCGGTCTTGTCCTGGCCTTCAAAGATGACGGCGACGGTTTTGGAAATATCAGCCATTTACTTCTTTTCGCTGTTCTTGCGCTGGTAATAAGCAGACCACAGCGCGAGTTCTTCATCCGTCAAATAGCCCTGCGGGATCACGTCAGGGCGGTGCTGGTACAGGTAGCCGCCTCGCATTTCCAGCAGTTGCATGGAAACCCTCAGGCTGTCGTCGGTTGCGAGGCGGCAGGTGGCTTTACCAGTTCGCTGCCCTGTCCTGTCAGTTCGCTGATCTCGTTCGTCAGGCTGAGAAACTCAATCGGGAAGTTCTCGGCCAGCTTCACGGCGGCGGGTAACTCGATGGTTGGGGCAACGCTGCCCATGACCAGCATTTCCAGCCGCTTTGCAATCTCGCCTGGCGTGTCCTTGCTCAGGCCCAGGGCGCGGCGCACAGCCCCGGCCTGGTCCTGATTCGCTGCGATGGCCTTGACGATGGATTCAATCGACCCTTGGCGGCGGGATGCCTCCAGGGCCTTATGCAACTCAACGGCGGTGAGTCCGCGTACTTCCCACTCTGGCGTCTCGCCTTCATCGAAGAATGGAGACAGCGCAGGCACTGAAACCCGCGCCTTGCGCCGCTCAAACTGCGCCCGCTCGAACTTGTCGCCGTTGAATGCCATCAGGCCACCTCAGTCGCTGCGCTGGACGCGCTGATCGTGCACGCCGCCTGGATGTTGTCGCCCGCCGGGAAGGTGCGCGCAATGCCCAGCTTGCCCTGCGCGAGCAGGTAGGCGCTGGCGTAGCGGTCCGGGTAGAACCTGAACCACAGCGTCGCGTTTTTCAGGGTGACCAGTGCGTCGGCTACGCCGTCAGTCAGGAAAGCAACGAAGCTACCCTGTCCGAGCGTGCTGGACGTGCTGCCCAGCGTGGTGCCGTAGACCTGCGTGCTGGTGACGCTGTGCGAAGTCTCAGGCGGAACGAAGTCAGACGCCAGGGCCACATCCGCGAAGATGGGCGAAGCGTAGGACGCATACACCTTTTTCGGCAACACGCCGGTATGGATTTCCGGCAGGGCGCTTTGAAAGGTGATCGTGCCCGCGTCGTAGTTCACGTCCCACAGGGGCGAGTCTGCACGCTCCAGGTGCAGGCCGTTGACCTGATAGATTTCAGCGGCAGCGACAGCGCCAGCGGCCTGCGTGGTGACGCGGACCTGCGCAATTTCGATGCTGTCAACCGGGATCAGCGGCGGGCCACCGTTGGCCGCGCGGGTCTCAGAAAACGCGGTGCTGGCACTGTCTGCGCCGGCCACCACCGCGATGGCGCCGGCAGCGTTGATCGTGATACTGCACACCTTGGCGAAGGCGCCAGCGGGGCGGGTGATCGTGCCGGTTCCTGCGGATACCGCCGTGACCACGCCCTGAAGGTTGCACGTCAGGGCGGCAACCGTCACCTTGTCATTGTCCGCGTGCACGCTCACGGCGCCGCCGGTCAGCAGGCCGTTGGGGCGCACGACCGGGGCATAGCCCGAGCGGCCCGACCAGAGCGTTGCAGCGCTGGTGTAGATGGTTTCATCGCCGCTGTTGGTCAGGGCGGACATGGCGACGGCGTTTTGCCCGGCCTCGTATTGCAGCTTTGCGTTTTCAGCAGTGGACATGGTTCATGCTCCAGGTTGTTCGGTCTTGCGTGGCCGTCCGCGCTTCTTGGCCGGCTCCGGCTCCTGCTGTGGCGCATCCGGTTCGTACAGGGTGTGCACAGCGGGGTCGAAGTCGGATTCGTTGATTTCCACCCACTCGCCTTGCGACTGGTGGGTGGGCATCACGCGGACGGTGGGCACGCGCATGGATTTAGCCCAGCAGCAGGGCGCAATGGGCCGGCTTGACCAGCTTCACGCCCCAGGCGCAGGAAATCTCGTACTGCATCTGGCGGTATTGCGGATACATCGCCACCTCGAAGCTCAGGCCAGAGCGCGGGTCCGTGATCGTGGTGCGGTCCACAGCCAGGTCCCCGCCATCGGGCAGGGCCGGCAGGCGGTGCGCCAGAATGATCGCGGACTTGCTGAAACCCATGTTGCGGCGGGCCTGAGCGACCACGGTGATGGCCTTGGTGGCGGCGGACATGGCAACACGCAGGCCGGGTGCGGCAATCGTGATCGTGTCGCCTGCGGCAGGGTTTGCGCCTGCGAAAACAACAGAGGTCACGACGTACTGGTTTGCGTCACCCGCGAAGGTCAGCACGTCACCAGCAGCGACCACGCCCGTGCCGGCAGTTGCCAGCGTCAGGACGGTGGCCCCGACCGCATAACCGGCGTTGTTGGTGGTGGCGTTGGCCATCGCGCCAGCGGCAGGCGCTGCAACAGCGGCGGACTCGCGGACCATGAAGCCGTTGATGTCCAGCAGCACGCCCTGGCGCAGCAGCGAATCATTGCCAGAGGCGTCGGCGGCGGATTGCTTGCCGCGAATGTTCGCACCAGCGGTGGTGTCAATCACCAGTTGCAGATCGGACATGGGGGCGCCGTTGTCCGCAAGAATCTTGCGGGTGAGCGATGCGCCGGTGTAGTCATTGGCCGTGCCAAATGGCGTCGTACCAGCAGCACCAGCGGCGCGCGATGCGGCGATGTGCAGTGCGGCGAGGTCCACCTCGATCTCGTTGACCAGCGTACGGATGGCCTGTTGAATCTGCGCCGAGCGGATGGCGGCAGTGCCAGGCCCGGAGTTCACCCCCAGCGTTTCCTCGCCATTCCAGCGGATCGGCACGCGGCGGGCCTTGGTGATTGCCAGATCGACGTTGCCAATGGTCTGGTTGCCGTCATCCGGGGCCGTGGCAGCCGGGGTGATGTTGCCAGCGGTGGCGGCGGGGGCAACGAAGCTGCGAACCGTCTGGTTCAGAGCGGCGCGGCTGGTTGCGGCGTCCATCGTCACGGCGGGGATGAATCCAACCATTTCGCGGGAAACGACGTCAAGCGAGGAATACAGGTCAGGGATCAGGGAGGTTAGGGTGTTAGCCATGATGGTCTTTCAAAAGTTGGTCAGGTCAGAACTACGCCGCTCTTGGCCGCCGCCAGCTTTTCTGCCGGCTGCAGTGCCTCGAAATCGGCTCTTTGCATGGTTTTGGCCGTCGCGCCTCCCGCATTCGACTGCCGAACACCAGCCCCGCCAGAGCCGGTGGGTTTGAGCAGCTCGGGGCGCGTCTTTGCGATGCCGGCCACTCCGTCCTTGATCGGCACAAGCCGACCGTCATCCGCCTTGAACAGCAGGTCGTCGCCTTCCCAGGCAAGCCGCGTGCTGACAAAGCTCTCCACCAGATCGCGGGCAATGAACTCGTGTCCACCGAGGGCTTCTGAAACCGCCGCCCGTTGCAGGCTGCTGCGGTACTTTCCGTCCGCCTGCTCCCGCGCTGCCGTGGCCTCGGCAAGCTGGCGTTCCAGCCGCTTGGTTTTGGCCTCGTACTGCTTTGCCGCTTCAGCCTGGCCGGTCGCGGGCGGTAATGCGTCAATGTCAACGTCCTCAGACAAGCCGAATTTTTCAAACAACTTTTCTTTTTCGTCGGAAAGCCGTTTGCGTTCGTCAGCCATCTTTTTGAACTTGACTTTTCCATCAATTGACTCTCGCTGCGCAGCTTCCCGCTGAGTTTCAAGTTCCTTGATGTACGCAGACAACGCGGAAAACTGCCCGTCTTCCAGCTTGTCTTTAAGGGTTTCAATGTCCATTTAGGCATCCCGCCGTAGTTGATGACGGCGCCAGTTTGCAGGTTACTTATTCATCGTGCGAATAAGTAACGGGCAAAACTGCCTTTATGGTGAATATGAAAAAACAGCATGGCAAACCCTAGCGCACCCCGGTTTGAGTTCATCGGGCACGCGCTCGCTGGCGACGGTCCATTTCGTCCAAACGTGACGTATGACGGCACGGGCCGGGCGATTAGCACGGGGTCCAGCTACCTGGTGCAGTACCCGCGCGAATCGACCGACAAGTACGCCCGGCGCTGTGAACTGGCGTGGTACGCATCCCCGCTGGCACAGGCGTGCAGTCGATTTACTGGCTACATCAGCACGCGCCCGGTGCGCCGTGACATCCCACATGCGCTGTATCAGGCGATGGAAGAAGACATCGACGGCAAGGGCAACGCCATCGATGTGTTCTGGCAACAGTTCATGACCGAGGCGAAGGCGCGCGGGACGATGTGCCTGCTGGTGGACATGCCGCAGGCGATGGCGTCCAGCATGGGCGACCAGCTGCAGGCGCGCGTGGCCCCGTACTGGACCATGATCAAGCCAGAGACGATCACCGATTACGTGATGGGTGATAACGGGCGCTTTGAATGGGCAGAGTTCGCCGGGAACTACACCCATGACGACGGCAAGCGCGAGGCGTGCGTGTGGCATTTCGACCGTGAAGGCTGGCAGGCGCTCAACCCGGAAAAGAAGCTGATTGCTGAGGGCGTTCATCCGCTCTCAGAGTGCCCGTTGATCATCTTCACCGAGGGCGGGGATTTTCCCGCGTTCGGGCCGTTCGCATCCATTGCGGACCTGTCCAAGCGGCTTTTCAATCTGGACTCTGAGCTGGATGAAATCCTGCGCTCGCAGACTTTCAGCCTGTTGACGATGCAGGTTCCGGACAACTCTACCGACAGCCAGAAACTGGCCGCCGCGCAAAACGTGGGGCAGACGATAGGCACGGCCAACCTGATGGTTCACTCGGGAAGCACGCCGTCATTCATCGCGCCGGATTCCGGGCCGGCGACCACCTACCTGACGCGCATTGACAAGCTGCGCGACCAGATCAACGAGATCGGCCTGAGCGTGGCGACCGTGAATCAGCAGGAAAGCGGCATTGCGATGCAGATGCGCTTCGCCTCGATTAATGCCGAGCTGTCGAAGTTCTCCGGGCGCATGGAAGATTTCGAGCGCCGCGCCTGGGATTTGTCCGCTGAATGGCTGGGCATGACGACGGCCCCGACGGCGCAATGGCCGCGCGATTTCAATTTGGCGGATGTGGAATCCGAGCTTCGCATCTTGTCCGAAATGCAGGGCAACGCCATGCCCGTCGAAGTCATTGCCGAGCAATCCAAGCGCGTGGCGACCGTGCAGTTTTCAGGTTTGGATCAGGATCGTCAGGAAAAGATCAATGCGGCAATCGATGAGCGGTTGCTTGAAATTCAGAAATAACCCGGGGAAATCACCATGTCAAAACTTTGGATCACCGAACTTCACGACCTCGCTGGCGTTGCCCAGGTAGGGCAGTACCCCGCCCTGGTCAACCAGACGCCGCTGACCTTGGGCGCCAGCCAGCGCAGCGCCGCCTTTGGCGCAAACACCAAGTACCTGCAGCTGTACTGTGACGCCCTGTGTCACTACGTTGTGGCCTCTGGATCAAGCCACAGCGCCACGGTCAACGACACCCCTATTCCCGCTGGGTCGATCTTCTACATTGGCGTGAAGCCCGGCGACAGTCTTGCCGTGATTGTCGGCGCCTGATCATGTTCGGACTAGGACAAATCGGCAAGCTCGGCTCAGTAGGCCGCGCCATAGCGGCGTGGACCCCCGC